AATATCTTAAATGTATAACTAAACGTGGTAGTTGAACCATCACCACTATAACTGTTTCTAACTGTAGTTGAAGATATTGTCATAAAGTTCCTTTATTATATTTTAATCATTGTGTCTATTATTATTCTAATCCTTTAGGTATTTGTTTTTCACCAGCTTTTAAAGGTGTAAGCATCTCATATTTATATCCTTGTGATTTCTCTATTTCTTTTCTAACTTCTGGATATTTCTGTAACATATTAGCATAAGCCAACTTTTTATAACCTTCAAATATTCTTTTAATAATATACTCTTTACCACCATCAAATGTTTCATCACCTTCTTTAGCTGATTTATATTGTGATGTTTTAAATGTATTTTCTAATTTTTGTTTAAGTGTTGTACCATCAAAATCCTTAGATTTACCAATTTGTTCTAACCAATAATCATAAGCAGTTTGATCTCTTTTTTTAAATTCAGTTAAATCAACTTTAAACTTATTAATTTCTGGTGCAGATAATGTTAATTTAAGTCTAGCAACCTCATAAGCTGTTGGATCCTGTTTAACATCTGATGATTTTCCAACCATTGTTGGTCCCATAAACCAGAAAGAAAAAGATGCAATACCATCTGGATTTATAACTAATCCTGTTGGTTTCTTTTCAATAGGTTCACCTGTTAATATATCTCTTTTTGTTTCTAAATAACCTTTAGCAAAAGGAGTTTTAGAAATTACTTGATCAATAAAAGATCTTGTTTGAAATGCTTCTTTATCTGGATCTATTCCAAGTATAGGAATGCCTTGAGATCTAAATGATACAAAAGGAATAAGATTACCTACAACTCCACCAAAGAATTGAGAAATGTTTTTAGGAGTAGGTTCAGCTAAAACTTCAAATACATCTGATAATCCTCTTAAATAAGTTTTATTAGTTACATTTTTAAAAACAGTTAAAAATGCAGAACCAAATATATCTGATTTATCTTCGTCATTAATGTTTGCTATATTTTCTTTTAAATCTGCAATAATACCTAAAACATAAAAACGAGGATCCATTCTGTTGTATTGAATATAAGTAACTGTTCCATCTGAATTTTGTCTTGCAAATGAGTAAGGTTGCCAACCAAGAGATAACCATTGTTTTTTAATATCAAAGTTTGCTGGACCATTACCTGTAAGTTTAGGTAATCTCATACCATCTTTAGTTTCAACATATTCTAATGCAACATCTAGTGCATACATTGTTCCAGCGAATCCTAGAGCTTGTCTTCCTAAAACCTCTGCTCTTGCACGTCTATCTCCACTATTCCATAGTTCTTTATTTTGTTTTGTCAGTAAACCAAATCCAGGAATACGATTACTAAAATGCCTCCATAAGTTAGTTGGAGTTCTAATGAATGGCATAATAAATCTAAATTCTGGTGATTGTCTTAAAAGGTTTTCAATCTTAGATCCCCAGTTTAAATAAGAACCATTATCTAATGAATTAGTAAATGTAGATTCTCTAGCATAGTCTAATGCTTTTTGATTAATAGGGTTATCTTTAATATTTGCTAATCCATTTGCGTCAAATCCTTCTTTTAAAATTCTTTCAATATTTTTTTTACCTTCTTTAGATGTAATATCTAAACGAAGTTCCAATGTGTTATCTATTGCATTAGATAATAATCTTCCTCTGTAATTAATTTGTTTTAAAAATTCATCGCCTGTAATTAATAATCTTGATGGAAGTTCAATAACTCTACCTAACCAATCTACTGCAGTTCCAACTCTACCATTAAAATCTAAATTAGCTGCACTGATTGGTCTAACTGCTTTACCATTAACAATTTGTAAATTATCTTGAGTTCTAGCAAGTGGATCAAGAACAGCATCACCTTGTCTTAATGCAATACCTACAGATTTCCAAGTATCTCTAAATGACATTACCATTCCACGATATTGAGCAAATCCTAATTGAATTGATCTTTTATCTCTTGCAATTGCACCACCAATTACTTGTTCCATTGGTCTAATGAGTGCTTCATACAATCCACTTTTTAAGTTTACTGCTTGTGTAAACACACCAGATAATAATGAATTAATATAAGCTGAGTTAAATACCTCTACTATTTTTTGATATTTTGTTTTACCAGCTTTTTGAATAACTTCATCTAAAGAACCAGTTGCAAATTTCTTAGCAAGAATAATAGGATTAGAATTATATAGTTTTATATATTCAGCTGCTTTTTCAGCATCAATAACTTTACCGCCTACCGCACCGACTTTTATCCTGCCAGCTTGAGTGGTTCTTGCAGGATTTCTAATCTGTTCTTTTAATGAATAGGTTACGTTTTGAATTAGATTTGCATAGTTAGAAATTTCTTGTCTTGCTTCTTTAGTCCAAAGTTTTTCATTATCACCAAATTGTTTTATATATTTAATAGATGCGTCTTGTGTATTTCTAGCAATTTCTTGTAATACCATTTTAGTTGCTAGCATTCTAATTGTTCCTTGTTTAGCAGATTCAGTTTGTTTTGGTAATCCTCTTAATAATTCATCTTTATCTCTTGCTAATGTTTTAGCTAATTCTTCTGCAACATCATTTCTTAATACATCATTTTCTAAATAATTTTTTGTAGCATCATCAAATTGAGATACTGCATCATCTATTGTTTTACGAACATGCTCTTCATTTCTAAATGATTTAGTATTTAATATTTTTTTAATAAATGATTCTGAATCTGCTTTTGCAGTTTTTTCACCAATCTTAAATTCTTTTGTAAGTTCATCTACATTAATTGCAGGATTACCATCAACGATGGCTTTTCTAACAACTGGTGCAGTTTTATTACCAGCTTGTACTTCTTTTATTGCCTCACCAGCCTCTTTGTAAATTGCATTTTTCTCATTAAAATTTTGTGTTGCTTTAGCTTTTTTAAATGCTTTAATACCAAATAGAACTCCTTCTGCTACTCCTCCAATAATCATGCCTTCAAGAACATTTTTTAATCTACCTTCCATTTCTGTATCTTCTTCATCTGTAGCAAGATATTGAGTAACAGCATTATTTAATACTGGTGAATCAAATTCAACCAACATATCTGATAATCTTCCTTCATTAGGATCAAAGACAGTAAGATCAGCAACTGCTCCAGCAGACATTCCTCTTAATGCTGTAACTCCAAAACCACCAACTAATCCAGCACCTTTAAGAAATTTATTTGGCAAATAAAATCCAGTAATAAATCTTGATACTCCTTCAGTAATATTACCAGCTAATGTTTTTGGTTTATAAAATAATGGTAATTGTCTTTCTTCTGAATATCTTTGTTCTTTCCATCTTTTTGGTGAAACATATTGTGGAATAAAATCTTTAAATGAAAGTTTTCCATCTTTATCACCAAACTCAATACCACCTAAAGATACAATGTTTTCATCTAAGAAATCTCCTTGTTCTTCAACAGCATTAACAACTCCTTGTGGAATAGATAAAGTCATATCACCTACAATACGCCAAAAACCAAAATCATCTTCCTTTGGATCTTTAACTAAACCAGATTGTTTTGGTTGTATCTTTTGATAATTTGTTTTTTCTTCATTAAAAAAATTTAATAAATTAGGATCTACAGGTTGAGGTTTGCCAGTAGGTTTAGGTTCTGGTGCTACTGTTTCTGTAATAGGAACAGGTTGGGTGTTTATATTTTTATTAGGAGTATCTTGTGTAGAGAAAAACTCCTGTAAAGTTGGATCAATAGTAGGCATTTATTCCTTCTGTCTTGCTTGAATAACTTTTTGATATTCTTTTAAAAAACCATTTATATCTGGATTGCCATTCTTATCTTTAAATCCATTTAATTTAGCTAATGTTTTTAATTGATTAGATTCATTAGGATTTGCATTATAAGCTGTAATAAGATCTGCTATCTGTTGTTTTTCTCTTACAATATTAAATTTATTTTTTTGTAAATCAAAAGTTGTAATGTTTGCAATATCTGCATCTCTATATTTATCAATTAATAATGTTGATAATTCTTTTGCATATAATTTTTTCTCTAATACAGAAGCAGATGGATTAGCAGCAAGAAATTGGTTTAATCTTTGATCGTATTCAAAACCAGATTCAGTTGCTAAAGTTTTATTTCTTTGACCAGATAGATCTGGAACAATAGCATTATAAAATGTTTTTTGTAATATATCTTTTTGAGCAACGCTATATTCATTAACCTCTGTTCCTCTAACAACTTTAGTTTTTAATTCTTCGTGTGCTACAGATTCAGTTAATAGATTTTGTTTAAAATCACTCCAATCGCTTTGTAATTTACCAGTTAAAACTTTTTTACCACTTGCTCTTTGTAATGTTTCAAATTCATTGGCTATCTGTATAGCTCTGTCATAATCAGAATTAGGATCTCCTTTAACTGCAATTTTAGAAATCTTTTCTTTATAAGTTGTAAATAATGCTTTTGTTAATTCTTCATCTTTAACAAATCTTGATGCACCAAATGCCTCATCCATTTTAGTAAAGTTTTCTTTAGCATTTGTAGTTCCAATAACAGAATCTAAATCTAATAAGAATAAATCTCTTTCAACAGCATTTCTTT